TGTTAAATACTGTTTACAGTATGGTGGGAATATGTTCCCAGTTTTTAGGAGTAAGTAATGTCAGATATAAAAGTACCTTCGTGGACATTACCTCTTGCAGCAGGGATTATTCCTGCGTGTATTGCTTGGGGAACTATGCAGGCACAGGCGGAAGCAACCGCACAAGACGTAGCACGAGTTGCTACAGTAATTGAAAAAGTACAAGAAGAAGCAGGAGACAATACAAAAAGTACTGCATTAAATGCACAAGCTATCCAAAGTATTGCAGACTCTCTTGGACGACAAGAAAAGATTCAAGAGGCAAGTGACGCTCGATTAGCTCACTTAGTGCAATTATTATTGGAACAAAACAAATGATAAATGAACAATATACTTGCATTTGCTTTATTTATAACAGTAGAAGGGCAGGAGATTCTGTATAGACACTATCGCACCATCCATGAGTGTAGATATACTGCACAGGAGCTTGGCAAGTCTCAGTCATACTATGAGCCGATAGATGCTATGTGCAAGCCTAAACTAGTCGATAAGAAACTAATAGAAATGCACTATGAGCTAGTTGAAGGCAAGAAAGTAGAGAAAAAAGATGAGCCCAAAGAAGTTCCAAAGTGATACCAAATATAAAGATTATGACATAGACGGAGATGGAGTTGTGTCAGACGAAGAAATGACAAAAGCAGCAGAAATGGTAGAGTTGGAACTTCGAGAAGAAAAAGCTCAAGCACAAAAACAAATGGCATGGGTAGCAATTGTATCTATGTGTGCCTATCCACTTATATCCTTAATTATACCTGAAAGTAAGCTACAAACTTGGGGTTCGATGAGTGATATGATATTTTTATCGCAAGCCTCTATAGTCGGAATGTACTTTGGAGCGCAAGCATATATGAGTAAAAAGTAATGGCAATTGAAATAAGTCGTGCTGATATTACAGGCGACTACTTGTTTGATTTAAAATCTGAGGCACGATTTCTAAAACTTCCTATAGAACCATATTTGGAACTATTGAACGTCCGCCCTTTACCATCCCAGGTAGCTATTATTAACGCAGTTAATAGTCCGAAGTATCGTTTTGTCTGCGCTGCAGTCTCCCGAAGGCAAGGCAAAACTTACATTGCTAACATCATTGGTCAACTGGTATCTCTTGTACCTGGCTCCAATATTCTTATAATGTCCCCCAACTATTCGCTGTCTCAGATTTCTTTTGACTTACAACGTAACTTAATCAAACACTTTGACCTAGAAGTAACAAAGGATAATGCAAAAGATAAAGTTATTGAAATATCTAATGGATCCACTATACGTATGGGGTCTATTAATCAAGTTGATAGTTGTGTTGGTCGTTCCTATGATCTTATCATCTTTGACGAAGCAGCTCTCGCAGATGGAAGAGATGCTTTCAACGTTGCCTTACGACCTACTCTCGATAAACAAAATTCAAAAGCACTCTTTATATCCACGCCACGGGGTCGCAACAACTGGTTCAGTCAGTTCTGGCAACGAGGGCACTCAGACGAGTTTCCAGAGTGGTGTTCAATAAGAGCTACGTATCGTGATAATCCTCGAATGAGTCAGTCCGATATTGATGAAGCTCGAAAGGGGATGTCAGATGCAGAGTTTCGACAGGAGTATGAAGCAGATTTTAATACTTATGAAGGACAAGTTTGGAACTTTAACTTTGAGGAGTGTGTACAAGACTTGCAAGAACTTGACACTTCGAAGATGGATGTATTTGCAGGACTTGACGTAGGATATAAAGACCCAACTGCTTTTTGTGTAATCGCATATAATTGGGATAATCAGAAGTTTTACTTGCTTGATGAATATATGAATGCAGAACGCACAACAGAACAACATGCTATAGAAATAAGAACCCTTATAGATAAGTACGATATCGACTATATCTATATTGACTCAGCAGCTCAACAAACTCGATTCGATTTAGCACAAAACTATGATATATCTACAATCAATGCAAAGAAGTCACTGTTAGACGGCATAGGACATGTTGCAGGAATTGTAGATAATGACAAATTAATTATGGATCAACGCTGTGCAGAAAGCCAGTATTCTATAGAAAGCTATCAGTGGGATCCAAACCCAAATCTAATAAAAGAAAAACCAAAACACGATAGATCTTCTCACATGGCAGATGCTATAAGATACGCACTATACTCATTTATTACCTCTAACAGCACGTTCTAGGGACTACCTGGGCAAAAATAGTATTTGACATATCAGATTAAACCATATATAATTCTTTTATTACTGAAGTTGTGGAACCAAAATGCCCAAGCTAAAACGCGATATAGTAAAGTATGTACGAGATAAGGCAAAATCTCGTTACGAGAAAGGAACAGAGTGTTATATTTGTGGAGCAAAGGCTCCATTAGATTTTCATCACTTCTACAGTTTAACTCCTTTACTAAATCAGTGGATTACAAAAAATCGGCACAATCCAGAATACATACAAGCTTTGCGGGATGACTTTATAGAAGAGCATCAAGCAGAGCTTTACGAACATACAATCACTCTATGCCATAACCACCACCTAAAACTTCATTCAGTTTACGGAAAAGACCCGGGTCTCGGAACAGCAACAAAGCAAAAGAGATGGGTAGAGATACAGAGAGAAAAACATGGCATGGTATAATAAACTCCTAGGACGCAAAGACGAGGATACTGTTGAAAAGCTAAACCCTGGTCAGCAGTACCTTGGTACTCAAGTAGAGTCCTCTAGAGAGTTTACTAACAACTATGAATTTTACTATGAAAATTTAGAGATAGTGAATCGTGCAGTAAATATGTTAGTAGATGATGCTGGTGGCATTGACACTATTGTTAAGCCAGTCTCTACTAGAGGAATTGTTCGAGGAGTTAAAAGAGCTAAAGTAGAAACTCTTCTAACTATCGAACCTAACTTATTTCAAGACATTAATACTTTTCGACGAAATTTAATAACTGACTTTATTTTAGATGGAAACATATTCATATATTTTGATGGAGCGCATTTATATCATTTGCCCGCACAAAATGTAAGAATACATGGAGATACTAAAACTTACATAGAAAAGTTTACTTATAATGACATAACCTATTCTCCAGACGAGATTATTCATATAAAAGACAATTCTTTCCATGATATCTATAGAGGTGTTTCTAGGCTTAAGCCAGCTGTGCGCACAATGCGCTTAATAAGTAGAATGAGAGAATTTCAAGATAACTTTTTTAGGAACGGAGCAGTTCCAGGGTTAGTTCTTAAATCTCCTAATACTTTATCAGAGAAAATTAAAGAACGTATGATTGCGGCGTGGTCTACAAGATACAGACCAGATACCGGAGGTAGAAGACCTCTTATTCTCGATGGCGGCATAGAGTTAGATAAGATTTCGAATGTAAACTTTAAAGAACTTGACTTTCAAAATGCAATTCTAGAAAATGAAAAGATAATTCTAAAATCAATAGGAACACCACCCATATTGTTAGACTCTGGTAATAACGCAAACATTCGACCCAATATGCGACTTTATTATTTAGAAACTGTGTTACCAATAGTCAGAAAGCTCAATGCTGGTTTTAGTAGATTCTTTGGTTTTGAAATTGTAGAAGATGTAACAGAAGTGCCTGCTTTACAGCCCGAACTACGAGACAGTGCAGCATATTATACGTCTTTAGTAAATGGCGGAATTATAAGTCCAAACGAAGCTAGACTAGCTTTAGGATATGATGAAAGAGACGAAGCACAAAATATTAGAGTTCCTGCAAATATAGCAGGCTCTGCAGCAAACCCGGATGAAGGCGGAAGACCGCCAGAGGATGAAAATGTATAATAAACCATTACTTGAAAAATTAGCAAAATATTTTGCGGAACATGGAGTACCTAAGTCTTATTTTGACTTTAAGAGAGACGGCAAAAAGCCTGTATCTGATAAGATAATGACAAGTAAAATTGGCGGATACGAAAGAGTTCTGCAGTTGATAAGACAAAATCATCCAGAGTACTGGAGTCTAGCTCAACCATTAGACAATGAGCAACCCGTTAAAAAAGACCCTTTAGCTGCACTCAGGGCAGGAATTATAGAGAAATAATATGAATAAAATATTACATATGGCTTCTACCTTTAAGTCTCATGAAAATGATGATGGCAGTGTTATGATTCGAGGTATGGCAAGCACAAACCACTCTGATAGAGCAGGAGATGTTATTTCCGCACAAGCGTGGGAAAAAGGTGGCTTAGAAAATTTTAAAAATAATCCTGTAATTTTATTTAATCACGACTATGATAAGCCTATTGGTCGCGCGACAGGAGTAAAAGTTACAGAGAACGGACTAGAGTTGGAAGCAAAAATTAGTAAATCTGCTCCTGCTTCAGTTTGTGAATTAGTTAAAGACGGTGTCCTTGGAGCCTTTTCCGTTGGTTTCAAAGTCAAGGATGCTGATTACATAAAAGAAACCGACGGATTAATGATTAAGGACGCTGAGTTATTTGAAGTATCAGTTGTTTCGGTACCTTGCAATCAGGCAGCTACTTTTTCGCTCGCAAAGTCTTTTGACTCAGAAAAAGAGTACGAAGACTTTAAAAAAACTTTCACCAATCGTGTAGATCTAGCCGGTCAGTCTCTGGCTAAGGACGAAGTGAACACTTCTAGCATAGCTAGTGACACACCGAAAAGCGCGGAACAATCCGCAGATCAGGAGATAAAGATGGACAATCAAAACATCGACTTGGAAGCTTTTGCAAAACAAGTAGCGGAAGAAACTGCTGCTAAAATCGCAATGAAGCAAGCCGAGCAAAAAGCAGCAGACGAAGCACAGGCAAAAGCCGCAGCTGAAGCTGAAGCAACAAAAACTGCACAAGTAGAGCAGGTAAAAACTACTATCAAAACAGGCATTGAGACGGGTGTTGAGCGTTTAGAAGCCGACCTTCAAAAAGAATTTGAAGCGAAGAACGCAGATCATGCTGAAATTGTAAAGCGTTATGAAGCAGATCTAAAAGAAAAAGCAGACGAGCTTGAAGCCATGCGGAATAGCAAGCGAGATTTTTCTGGTCGTAAAGGTGGAGACATCTCAGACTTTGGTGCTGAAATTCTTGGTGCTCATATTATTGGTAAAATTACAGGCAAGGGATACGACACTGAGTATGGTCGTGAGATCATGGAAAAAGCTGGTGCAGCAGTAACTGCAACTGGTAATGTAACTATCTCTCTTGACACTACAGTTGCTACTCAGTTTGAAGACGAAGTTCGATTAGAACAAAAAGTAGCTGGTCTTTTCCGTGAAATCGCTGTAAGTGGTGCTGCTACTGTTCTTCCTGTTAATCCAGATGCTGAAGCAGCTACTTTTGCTACTGCAGCGGCCGCGGGTAACTTGGAAGACAATACTAATGGTACTGCAGCTACAAACAATGCATTTGCAGTTGGTCAAGTAATCTTGAAGCCTCATCGTTTAATCTCAAGCACTAACTTGTTAAATGATACAGACGAGAAGACTCTTGTAGCTCTTCTTCCTATACTTCAAAATGCTATGGCTCGGGCTCACGCACGTGCTAAAGACAAAATGTGCTTATTCGGTGATAGCGGCGTAAGTATTAGTGGTCTAGTTGGTGTTAATGGTACTGACCAAGGTGTTGGTCTATCTACTGATGTTGGTGCACTTGGTGGACTTGCTGTAACGCAGTTCTCTCACAATACTGCTACCGAAATTTTAACTTCTTTAGAAGTTGTACAAGCTCGTTCACAAATGGGTAAGTATGGTATTAACTCTAACGATCTAGCATTGATTGTTAGCCCTGCAGGATACATGGAGCTTATGCAAGATACTGCTTTTGCAGACATAAGTCAAGTAGGCGGATTGTCTACAAAAGTATCTGGTGTAGTAGGTTCAATCTACGGAATTCAAGTTATTGTTTCTGATCTCATTACCCGAGGCGATAACAAAACTGTATTCCAGTTAGTTAATACTGCTAACTATGTTATTCCACGTTTACGCGGTGTATCTATCGAGTCGGATTACTCAGTAACTAATCAACGTACTGATCTTGTTGCAAGTCAGTCAATTGGTTTCACTGAGTTAGTTGAAGGTTTTGCTCTCAACAACCCAGCAGTACACGTAATTTACGACGCAGCATAATAACCTTTATAAACTTCGGGGAGGTTCGCCTCCCCCAAGTTTTTATTAATGGACTTATAAATGGCAAATCTAATTACATTAGCAATCTATAAAGAAGTAGTGGGTATAACTTCCACTACTACTGATTTTCCTTTGTCTACGTTCGTAGATTCTGTGAGTCAATTAGTAAAAACTTATTGTAATAATAGTTTTGTAGATTACTTTTCTACAAATAAAGTTGAAACTTTTTCTATTAACTACCCACAACATTTTGTTCAGCTTACAGAAAGTCCTGTAAATACAATAGTATCTGTACAAGAGCGTGATAGTATTACTTCTTCTTACATTACTTTAGTAAATAACTCAGACTACTATCTGGATACAGATACAGATAGTATATTTAGAAGTGATGGAGGAATAGGATATAAATCTTTTCCAATTGGACCAGGCGCTGTAATTGTTACATATAAAGCAGGATATTCTAGTGTTCCTGATGATTTAAAACTTGCAGTAATTGATTTAATTACATATTATTTTAAAGAAGAAAGAAAAGTGCGTCAGACTATTGCAGGAGCAAGTCGACAGAATGCAGGCTCTTCTAGCCAACGAGATAATGTAGCCTTTCCCGATCATATCAAGAGAGTGCTAGATTTGTATAAGAATTACTAATGAGTAATATTGATGTAAAAAAGAGTTTTACAACTCCTTTACTTAAACAGCTAAATAGCAACAAAGAAACTAGAGAAAGCGTAGAAGGACAGCAAGGGCAGTTACTTATACTTTCTAATATGAATGCCTTTAAAAAAGTTGTTGAAGTATCTTTAAATGTTAAAGTATCTGACCAAGTGCTAAGAAGAGCTTTGAGGGTCGGGAGAAAGAGAGCAGAAGAGCTACAGAAAAGATTTACGGGGTCAAAGAAAGGTAGAAGAAGACTGGCTACAATTAAACGGCGCTTATCAGAGGATGGTATTCTTAAACAGGAGAATCTAAAAATAGGGCAAAATCTGTTTGTTGTTACTAACTTTGAAACAAGTTTAAAAAGTATTAAAGCCGATATGCTTGAAGTTATTTTTAAAGAGTTTGATATAGAGGAGAACGACAATAGACGAGCAGAAATATCTTCAGAAATACAAAAAGGACACGGCGAAGAAGGCTATGCAGTGTCTCAGGTACAAATTGCAAAAACTTTAGGAAAAGCAGCGCAGTTATCTGGTGGAACAGATGCTTTAGTAGATAACTTTGACAGGTTTTTGCAAAAAGCAAAGATTAGCGAAGAGACAAGAAAGGAGTATTTAGGACAAGTAAGGGAGTTATCTGTTCAGTATAGTAATATGGTTACTAAAACAGGAACATTAAAAGCACAGTATTTTTCAATTATTACTTTTCAAGATCAAGGCTCGAATGCAGACGATGGAAAGATGGAAAAAATGCTGGTAACTTTATTTAGAAAGTTTATTAATACTACATATACGGCTTCTTTAATAGATATGAAAGGGTCTACTACGATTAGGCAAAAGATATCTTCACATATAGTTCATGAGTTCACTGGAAAGTTAGTAAAAAATAAAAATGCAAAAGTAATTCTAGAACCTTCTATAGTTACGCAAGGCACAAAAAGTTCGGGTAAAACAAAAAGTGTTGCAAAAAAACCTAAAAAAACAACACTAATTAAATCAGCTATACCTGCTATGCGAAAACCAAAGAAAACAAAAGCAAAGAAAGGTGTATCGGCACAACCCCTGCAACTACTTGGCATACTAAATCAAAGGCTTCCTGAAACAGTAAGAAAAAACATGCAATCTCCTGCACTAGAAAATCGCACGGGCAGATTTGCAGAAAGTGTAAAAGTTACAGATATAATACAAACACCGAAAGGTTTTCCAAGTATAGGATATACCTACCAAAGAAATCCATACGAAGTTTACGAAATGGGAAGCGGAAGTAGATTTTCAAATGACGACAGAGATCCACGAAAGTTAATTGATAGGTCTGTTCGAGAAATAGCCGCAGAATTTGCAATCGGAAGATTCTATACTAGGAGAGTATAATGAGCAGAGCATATACTACTCGAAGACAGCAAATAGTAGGCGCACTAGTTACTAAGTTAAAAACTATAAATGGAACTGGAGCTTTTTTAACAAACCTACACAGTAATGTAGTTGGAAGATTATTGTTTTGGGACGAAGTAGATCAGTTTCCTGCAGTTCATATAAATGCGGGGTCCGAAACAAGAGAATATCA